TTCACCGAGGTGGACGACGACGAGCTGCCGTTTTAAGCAAGCGCCGCACGATAAGCCGAAAAGATCTGCGGCGGCAATGCGAGGCAACGACAGACACAAGCAGAGCCTCGATCAGCAAAGGACTAGCAAAGCGAAGAGCAGCATAGAAACGGCCAAGCTCGGATGAGCTACGTACAGCGGGAGCAAAGTGGAGCGGAGTATGGATCGGCTCAGCATGGCAAAGCAGGCGCGGAGCGAGGAGAAGAAGCGGCGTTGCATCGAAATGAAATGAACCGAAAAGGCGCTGAATAGCCAGGAAAAGAGACGGCATAGCATCGCATGGCTCAGAGTTGCAATGGCAAAGCGGGGATGGGACGAGAAACGGCAAAGCGTCGAACGGATAAGCGAAGAAAAGGCATCAAGCATCCTGGACGAGCAAAGGAAATGCATGGCATAGCTGGGAAAAGCAGAGGCACGGTTTCGGAAAGCAGAGGCACGGTTTCAGCGTTGCAAGGCGATGTAAAGACCTGTGGGAGCATGACGACGCAAAGAACAGAACAGCAGAAGCGAAGTTAAGCAAAGACGCGATTGGCAAAGGCAATGCACAGAATCGAATGGCGGCAGTAAAGTACGGAATCGACGTGCTGAGCAAAGGCATGGCGACGCATGGAGCTGCCTGGCAAGGGCAAAGGAGAATCACGATGACGATTGAGGAAAGAACGTATCACATCATGGGCACGACCAGCATTTTAGGCAGCAGCCCGGCAAACCCTGCCGTGCGGAGCGCCTATTTGGCGAGCAAGGCGAAAGACCCGACGGGACTGAGCGAGGAAGAAAGCGCATATCTGCCGGACGAAGAACAGAAGGGCATCACGGTCTTTTTGCAGGACGACGAAGACGCTTCGTGCATGTATCTGGATTATCAGATTCGCGGCTTTTTCAAGAGCGCGCTCAACGCGCTTGAGTACGACAACAAAATCAAGCAGGCCAAAAGCAAGGTGGACAAGTTTCTGTTCATTGCGCCCAGAAAGATTCACATTTTCAAGGATGGAAAGCGGGTCTACGACACAGACGAAGACTGCGAACGGAGTCTTCGCGCGGACACGATGCAGGGGCCGCGTACGACGGTAGCGGCCAGCGAGCAGATTAACGCGCCGTGGGAGATGACGTTCACGGTGCGGCTGATTCAGAACAGCGGAAGCAAGAGCAGCGCGGCGCTGACGTTTGAAGCCATCGAAGACGCGCTCGATTACGGACAGCTCTGCGGTTTGGGACAGTGGCGCAACGGCGGCCACGGGCGTTTTACCTGGGAGCGCGTGGACAAGGAGGACAAAGCCCAATGACCACAAACGAAGTGATGTTTGGCGCGATTGGCCTGCTGACGCTGGTGATTGTGGTTTGCATCAGGGCGGCAAACAGATGACGCTGGGCAGTCTGTTTGATGGGAGCGGCACATGTCCCTTGGCGGCGACGCTCTGCGGGATTACGCCCATCTGGGCCAGCGAGATCGAGCCATACCCCATCCGGGTGACGCAGAAGAACTTCCCCGGCATGCGCCACCTCGGCGATATCACGCAGATCAACGGCGCGGAGATCGAGCCGGTGGATATCGTTACATTCGGCTCGCCATGTCAGGATTTGAGCGAGGCAGGGGCGCAGAAGGGGCTTGCAGAGGGCGAGCGAAGCTGCCTGTTTTTTGATGCAATACGAATCATATGCGAAATGAGGGAGGCCACGAATGGAAAATACCCAAGATACGCCGTCTGGGAGAACGTGCCGGGCGCGTTTTCAAGCAATCAGGGACGGGACTTCCTTGAAGTTTTGCGAGCGTTTGCCGAGGCCGCAGGCGGAAGCAGAGCTGATGTGCCTGAACCTGCACGGAGGGGAAAGACAGACAAGCTTGTTTGGCGAAACGCCGGATGTATCGTGGGAGACGGTTACTCGATTGCCTGGCGCGTGCTGGACGCCCAATACTGGGGCGTGCCCCAAAGACGCAAAAGAATCTTCCTTGTCTGCGATTTTGCAGGCGGACGCGCCGGAGAAATACTCTTTAAGCGCGAGGGCCTGCTTGGGGATTTTAAAGCGGGCAGAAAAGCGCGGCAAGAAGATTCCGGCGCTGCTGTGGGAAGCGCTGGTGGAGACTGTCGAGCGTTCCACTTGCAGCAAGACCCCATCAGCGGACAGGTAAGTCCCTGTATCGGCGCGCAGCGTCAGGCGACGGTCGGCGTGGTTTACGACATCACGGGCGCGACAAGCAACAGCATGAAAAGCCCGGCGCCGGACAGCTGCTTCCGCGAGCGCGATGTGACGCGGACGCTCGACACATGGGTTGACACGCCGGAATGCAATCAGGGCGGAAACGTGGTGGTTTACGCGGCGGACTGCCGAAACCTGCGGCTGAACGAGGAAATCAGCGGCACATTACAAGCTAAAGAAAATGGCGGGTACAGCTTAAATTATCAAAACCCGGTCGTATATCAAAACCCAAAGCGCGGCGAGTACGTGGAAAGCGAAATCGGGTCAACGCTGCTTGCGCACTTAGCCGTCGAGCCAAGGGACATCGTTGCATATGATGCACGAGGGAACGGCGACGGGGAAATTGTGCCGACGCTGACAGGAGACCACGAAAGCCGGGTGACGGACTATACGGCGCTTGTCGTGGGCAACGGCCAGCTGAACCAGATGAGCATGAGCGACAAGGCGGGCGCGCTGAACTGTATGCACGACCAGCAGGCGGTGTTGCTTAAAAGATTATGGCACTACATCGTCCGCAGGCTGACGCCGCTTGAATGCTGTCGGTTGCAGGGTTTCCCGGACTGGTGGGAGGACGGCGTGGATGGAAGCGACAGCGCGAGATACAAGATGTGGGGTAACGGCATGGCGCTGCCGTGCGTGCTTTACGTGATGGAGGGAATCACAGATGGAATGCAAGTGGTACGCGGAGTTTGAGGGTACATGCACCAATGACGAGTGTCCATATTGTGGGGACACGTGCCGGGTGGACGAACACCCGGAGGCGTGCAAGTTCGCGGGAATCAGATACGAAGTGTCGGAACTGGTGAAAATCCTGCGGTGCGGCGCAGGCGACGATTATAATTGCGCCGACTGTACTGCGAATTTGGAAAATAAATGCGATAGAAAAGAAGCAAATCGGCAAGCTGCCGACATGCTGGAAAAGCTGTCAAAGGACGTTGTGCCCAAGGATTTTCACGAGCGGTGCGTAGAGCTTGAAATTCAAAAGCGCATTGCCGCAGAAACGGGGAAAAAAACGGACGGCTGAAAGTTGCCGGCAACTTAAAAAATGCAGCTATTTTTTAAATTATGCCCCGGACGAGGGCGGATAATGAAAAGCCGAGCAAGTTAAAGGAGACCAGCTATGGACGAATATGGAAGGTTTGATTTGAAAGAATGCGCGGACGCGCTATCCGAAGCGATTGCAAAAGCGAAAGAGAAAGCGGGAATGCCGAAGTTCAGCGAGTTAAGCGGCGAACGGGAACTGATGGTTTACACGGGCGGCGAGTGCGCGTACACGCTGGGCTGTACGCCGGAGGTGATGGACAAGGACGACCTGCTGGCGGCGATTCAGAACGGCGAGATAGACAGGCACGGAATTGTGGTTTATCTGGCAGAGAAGAACGTCGCACATTTCCGGGAGGACGATATCCGGGACATGGTGGAAAGCATGATGGAATCCGCCGAGCAATACGAGGACTGGGACGAAGACATGATGGATGATATCCACGATTCGGTAGAGACGAAAGCGTTTTTGCAATATCTGAATGGCCGCGCCGAAGCTCATGCAACCTATGACGCGGGACTGCGGGTGGAGATGGACTGTGAGGTCAGAAACCGTGAGTGAAACGCCGAAATGCCCGTATTGCGGGGAAGAGATGGTCTACCAATTCGATTCAAGCCTCATGACCAATAAGGAAAAAATCATTTATCGAGGTTATTTCTGTTGCCCGAACTGCCACAGCAGAGCGCCGGTTGTTTCGGAGCTTTCCGAACTTGAAACCATAGAAGAAGTCGAAGATGAAGCTCATTTGATGGCTATGGAGCGCGTCGAGCAGGAAAACCGCGTACTGACGCTGGAGGAAGCCAGAAACGCCGAAGTGGATACATTCGGCACGGCAATGCACTGGCTTGAACTGAAAATCCATCCATACAAATGTGAAGGCGAAGAAATCAGACACGCTGTTCTTGCGGTTTCGATCTTTTTTGAAAATGAATCAGAAGATGGAGAAGCTGACGTCATGTACTCATGCACTGGTGAACCCAGCGCGTGGCTGTTTCAGAAAGAATACGGGAAACGTTGGCGCTGCTGGCTGCGCAAGCCGACGAAGGAAGAAATGGAGGGGACACCGTGGGAAGCCTGATTCAAGCCATTCGTCAGAAGCATTGCCGTCATAAACTGATTCATTGTGGGAAATGGCTTCACGAGGATAAAGAGTGGGCGATTTCAGGCACATGCGTCACATGTGGTTTTACAGTATTTCGTTTTTCCATAACAGACGAATGTGTTGAGAATATGTACAAGGAGCTGCAAGAAGAAAAGCAAGGTGAGGAGAACCGATGATAAACATCTCATTTACGATGGAGTTTGTAGTCCAATTCCTTTTGAGCGCAACCCTTTCGGTCGGTCTTGTAATGCTCGCGCTCGGTCTCAAGGAACGATTGGAGAATGCGAAATGGAAGAAAGAGCACCGGACGCTATGGCTAAGGCACTATTATGAGACGCATCCCAATCAGATTATGCTGTGCAGCGACGTAATAGCCATGGCCAAAGAGGGCTTGCAGGAGGTCGTATTTGTGGAATGGAGCGACGACTACGACGATTATGCAAGACCGAATCTGACGGAAAACGGCGATATCTATTTTGAACTGCTGGGAGAAGGGAAAAGCGCTGTATTTAAGGCCGAGGATTACAGCAAAGCATTTCGGTGCTGGCTGCACAGACCGACCGACGAGGAGATCAGAAAAGCGCCGAAGTGGAAGGGAGAGAGAAGCAATGGGTGACGAAAAGCTGCCGGGCATCTGCCCGAAATGCGGAAAGATTCTCAAAATCAGGGTGCAGAACGGCAAGGCTGTCTGTATCTGCCCGAATAAGGCGTGCGGGTATATCTACGAGAGCGCGTGATGCGAGAGAGGGAAAACAAATGGAAAGCACCACAATCCAATCCGAAACCAGACAGGGAAAGCCCATTCCCGTGATAAGAAGCAACCGACACGACATCAACCGCATGATGGGCATATTTGCGGCAATCAACGAATTCGAGCTATGCGAAAAGGAAATGGAAAATCGCATTCGTGCGATTCCGAACGGTTGGAGGGACATGCGGCTGATTGACCGCAAGCTGACGGATATCATTAACGGACTGGTGCAGACGTTTCCGCAGGAAAAGATGATCAGTCTGCGGCGGATGATACCGGGCATGGCCTATAAAGCCTATTACGCCAAGCCCGCAGCCGTGGAAAAGGATGAAACCATCATGGAGCAAAGTCAGGTCGATGTGCTTTGCGACTACGCGCACGAACAATGCAAGATGTGTATAGACATGAAATGCAGCGCCTGCCCGCTGGGCAAGGTCTTTGACAGCATCTTGAGCGACGACCGGGACGGACGGAGCTGGGCGGAAATGGACATCATGCGGACGGAAAACGGATAACAAAAGCGCGAACGTTTGCGCATTTGAGACGGGGAGGACACGATGGAAAACCGACAGGGCGGCGAAAAGCCGCGCGTGATTTACAACCGGGATATTCCGAAACTGGAACGGGTCAACGTCATCATGAAGGAAGTTTGCAGGCTGGAGGAACGCATGGCCTGGCAGAAAGACCGCGCCTACAACGTGACGCGCAGGCTGACGGGGATGCCGACCGCGCACGGCGGGGAAAACGGACTGGACGCGACGCTGGCGGCACTGAGCGCCCTGACGGAGGACTACGGAGAGAAAGTGCGAAGCTACACGCGGGAAATTCGCACGGTGGAACGAATTCTGAGCGAGATTCCCAGCGAGACGATGCGCGTATTCGTTCGGATGTTTTACGTGGACAACCTGCCGGCGGCGCAGGTACGGAGGGAGCTGCACATGAGCGAGTACGGCTTTGCGCGGGCGCGGAACGCCGTCGAGCAGGCGCAGGACATGAACAGCGTGATCTGGCGGGAAAGATACATGGTGGACGAAAAAGCGGAGAATCTGAGCCAAAACACTTGATTCACGGCCCCGGTCGTGATAAAATGATATCATCGCGAGAGAAGGCGAAGGGAATCGATTCCCTTCGCCTTTTTGCGTTTTGGCATGGAAGTTATGGGGCAAAGGAGGCGGAAAACATGGCGCGGTGCATACTCGAAGTGGACACAAGCGACGTGCAGAAGAAGGCATACGCGCTGGCCGCCATGCTGTCTGAACAGGAAGGAAAAGCGATGCTCTACGCCGCATTTAAGCGCACGGGCGGGCACACGCGCCAGATCATGAAGAAAGACCTGCCCAGGGAATACGAAATCGGCGCAACGCGCGTGGGGCAGGCCGTGCAGAACGCTAAAGTCAGCATAAGCAACCTCGGCGTGAACTGTCTGATTCCGATTGTGGGCAAGCGGGGCGCGATTGGCAGCACATACCGCGCGACAGGCGGCGCGCACGGCTGGGCATCCATGCACCGCAAGTACACGATTACGGCGCGCATTGTCAAGAGCGGACGAAGCAGACTGCCTGAGCAGATGAACAATATCGGTGGACAGCCGCCTTTCCGCAACTATTCCGCGCCGAGTCTCAACCGCGTGGCCTTTACGCGCGAAGGGCAGGGGCGTCTGCCCATTCGGTCTGTGATGGGCATTGCCATTCCGCAGATGCCGGTCAACCGTTCCGAAGAGGACGTGCAGCAGGATTTTCGGCTGTTTCTGGAAGAGCGTATCGAGCACGAATTTGCATATCGCGTACAGAAATGCAGGTGAAACGATGCTGCCGGAACTGACGAAAAAGCAGCTGGCGGAGGCCAGCGGGTACAGCTATCGCAGGCTGCACGATATCGACATGGAACTGCCGGAAAAGGAAAAGCTCTTTGTGAAGAGCGAAGGCGGGAAATACGACCTCGCCCTGTTTGTGCAGCGCTGGGCCAAATACAGCGTAGGCGCGCAGACAAGCGGCGAAGACACGCTCGACGAGGTGCGCGCAACGCACGAAAAGATTAAAACGCGCAAGACAGAGCTGGAAGTCGCCCAGATGGAGGGGCGGCTGGTGGACGTAACGGAGGTGCGCAAGCTTTGGGCGGAAATCGTTACGCGTGTCACGCAAAACCTGCTCAAGATGCCCAGCAAGGTTGCGCCTCAGCTGGTGATGGTGGGCAGCGCGGACATGATCGGCGCAATCCTGGACGATGAAATCCGGCAGACGCTCACCAGCCTTGCGGACACGCCGCTTCCAGGCGCGGCGGATGAAACGGAAGAAAGCGCGGAAAGCGGGGAGGACGAAACGGGGGGATAACGCGGGATGGATTTGCATGATCTGGAACGCGAGACCCTTGAACTGTTCAGGCCGCCGAAGCGGCAGACGGTTTCGGAGTGGGCGGACGAGAACCGCGTGCTGGTTTCGGAATCAAGCAGCGAACCCGGCCCGTGGCGGACGGACAGAGCGCCCTATCAGCGGGAAATCATGGACGCGTTTACGCAGAGGGGCGTTCATGAGATCGTGGTGATGTCAAGCTCGCAGGTAGGCAAAAGCGAAATCGAGCTGAACATGATGGGACAGGCGATTGACAACGACCCCGGCCCGATGCTTTATGTGCAGCCGACGGACAGCGTGGCGGAGGACTATTCCAAACGACGCATAGCGCCGATGATTTCCGCCTGTCCGACGCTCAGACAGAAGATTTATCGCGCAAAGGGGCGCGACAGCGCGAACACCATCACGATGAAGCTGTTTCCGGGCGGCAGTCTGGCGATTGTCGGCGCAAACAGCCCTTCCGACCTGGCGAGCAAGCCGGTCAGGTACATCTTCTTTGACGAAATTGACCGATTTCCACTGAGCGCGGGCACGGAGGGCGACCCCATCAAGCTGGCTGAGCGGCGCACAGAAACGTATCGCCACAACCGAAAAATTGTCAAGACCTCTACGCCGACAATCAAGGGAGCGAGCAAAATTGAGGACGCGTACATGAAGGGCACACAGGAAGAGTGGCGCACCGAATGCCCGCATTGCAGGCAGTTTTCCTATATCCGGTTCGAGGATGTGCGATTTGATACGGAAAAATACAAAAAGCCGGACGGGCAGACGGATTACATTGTGACCAACGCGCGGTGGCGCTGCCCGATATGCAAGGCCGAAACGGGCGAGCACGAGGCTAAGCGGCTGGCGGCCAAATGGGTGACGCAGAACGAAAAGGCGCTTGCAAACGGCATTCGTTCGTTTCGGCTGAGCGCGTTCATGTCGCCGTGGTCGGACTGGCGGGACATTGCGCTTTCATTTCTGCACGCGAAGGACGACCCGGAAGCGCTGAAAGTCTTTTACAATACGATGCTCGGCGAGAGTTTTGAAATCAGGGAAAAGAGCGGAGAGCCTGAAAAGCTTTACGCCAGGCGTGAACACTATAACGCCGAAGTGCCCACGGGCGTGCTGGTGCTGACCATGGGCATGGACACACAGGACAACCGACTCGAATACGAGGTAGTCGGCTGGGACCGGAATGAGCAGAGCTGGGGCATCGAGCGCGGCATGATTTTCGGACGGGCGGACAGCCCCGGCGTATGGGAAGAGGTGGATGCGCTGCTTGAAAGAGAATGGAAGACGGCAAGCGGAATGGGCATGCGCATTATGGCGACGTTTATCGATTCCGGCGGCCACTTTACGGAAGAAATATACAGGCAGAGCGCGCGCCGCGCGGTGCGCAGATTCTGGCCGATCAAGGGCAAAGGCGGTCTGGCGGACAGCTATGTTCGCCCGATGAGGGGGAAGACGGAGGCGGGCGGCGACGCGTTTATCATCGGCGTGGATATGGGCAAGGAAGCCGTTTATCTGAACGCGGCGATAGAAGAACCAGGGCCGCGCTACATGCACTATCCGCTTGACGAGCGCGCGGGATACGACAGGGCGTATTTCAAGGGGCTGTTTGCAGAGCGGCAGGTATTGCGCAGAAAGAACGGGCAGAGCGTTTTCACATGGGAAAAAGTTTACGAGCGAAATGAACCGCTGGACATGCGCAATTACGCGAGGGCGGCTTACAAATATTTCCGGTGGAAGTTTGACGAAATCGAAAAATCGCTGCGCGGGGAGGATATCGACCCGCCGCAGACGCAGGCGCAGCGCGAAAGGAAAAAGAGCAGACGCGTGATTTCAAGAGGCATCAGGGTTTAGGAGGGAAAACGGCATGGCATATACGGGCGCGTACACGCTGGAGGAAGCGAGGGAATATCTCACGCTCTGGAAGGACTGCGAACGGGCGCTGGCGACGGGACAGGCGAAGGCTTACCGCGTGGGTTCGCGCGAGTTTACGGCGTTTGACCTTGACGAAGTGGCGGCGCAGATCGCCAGATTCCAAAA